ATGGTTCTGTTACCGGGTCTGTTACCGTTGTCGAGGACGCAAGTTACCATAGGTAAACCCCCTCTCACTTCGTCATTTTTTCAGAGCATTAATAATAATATATATAGGGGTAACAGGGGTAACACCTCCTGGACCGAGTGGCTCAGGTGGGGAGAGACAGGTCACTCTTTGTCACAGTTAGAAGTTTTTCCCCCATCGTTCTGCCTCGTGCTCCGGAGACTGTTACCCCCGTTACCCCCCATGAGAGAGACCTCCCGAAAACCCAACCCAACACGACCTGCAGCACACGATGAACCAGTCCACCCTCGCGCGCGAGGGCGTTCTTGCGGGGGGAGTGGCGGAGTACCCTCGTCCCGGCCCAGGATGGCATCACGGAGAGCCTGGGCGGGCGGGGGCGGCACTGGACGACCCAGCCGCCGGACGAGGCCCCCGGAGACCCTGCCAGACAGCGTGCCCTAACCTACTTGCGGTCAACGCAAGCTCGTGATTTAATTGTATTACCGGCCGGGGGCTAAACCCCGGTCCCGAGATTGGGAGATTCCAAATGGCCCTCAAGACGTTCTCCGCCCTCCTGAGCGACGGAACCCGCATCAGCGTCTCCGCTGCTTCCGGCCAGGCCGCCATCAAGAAGGCCAAGGCCGAGATTGCCGACCGCGAGGGCGTCACGGTCCGCAGCGTGGTCACCTCGATCCCGGTTTCGGGCAAGTAACAGCCTCTCCAGCCTGCGCCCCCTGGCCACCCGCCGGGGGGCGCAGCCGTGTGTGGCCCCAGGACGGGGCGGGACGGTACTACGGACGGCCTGGGAGCGGGCGCAGGTCCTCCAGGCCCGCCGCGCCGGACGAGGCCCCCGGGAGGCCAGCACCGGTCACTTGCGCCAGGAGCAACAACCATGGTTTACTTTGTCCTGTAAGCAACAACCTTTTGGGGGAGGAACCCAATGCCTCGTGGTGAAAACGTAGCACCCGACGTCTTCGCGGCTCTGAAGTCGTTCGCTGGCGTCGACGTCAGCCTGCGCGAACTGGCTATCGAGTCCGACAAGACCGAGCGCCAGGTTCAGCAGACCATGGTCAGGTTGGCCAAGGACCACCAGGACCGCATCACAGTGGTCATCCCGGGTCACGTCTGGCACTACGCGCTACCGCCGGTCGAGGCCAAGCCGTCCGTGGTCGTCGGCAGGCCGCGTGTTGTCGCCAAATCCCGGCCCAGCCGGACGGCAGGTGTCGATGCGGCCTTCGAAACGGTCGGCCAGACCGCTGGGGAGGACGTCATCGTCAGGGGCCTCGTGTCCGGCAAGCTCTACAAGCTGACCGCCCTCTAGCCCGAGGCCAGCCAACCCGCCCGCGTCGACCACTAACCTGGTTGCCGTGGGCGGAGCTGTGCGGGGGGAGTGGCGGGGCCCGACCAGGGGTTGCGCCAGAGACAAGTTACGTGGTTTACTGGTGTTGTAAGGCAAGAAGAGGAGGTGACAGAATGCCTTCATTTTACGACTGGCAGGCCGACGAGCAGGCGCAAGCCTCCCGCGAGGTCGCCAACAACCCCCGCAGCTGGGAGGCACCCGCCCCCCGGCAAGGCAACCAGCTGGCAGGAAGGGTGAATGCCGTGACCGGACACGTTCCCGGCTGCGCCTGCGCCCGCTGCCCTGGCTGGTATGACGACCGCGTTGGGGTGAACGTGTCCATGGCGCCGGAGCGCAAGCCCCGGCCCCTCATCGACCAGGTCGTACCGGTTGCCATCCTGATGGCTATGGTCACCGTGTGCGGGATGGTCCTGATTCCGCTGGTCGCGCCGCTGCTGGCGCTCACCGTGGTGAGCCTGGTCGCGATCGTCGCGTCCATCGGCCTCCTCGCGATCATCGCAATGTCGGTGGTCTTCATGTTCTCCAAGACCCACAAGAAGAACGCCGAGACGGTCGGCCGGATCATTTCCGGCGAGGTCGTCAGCAGGCGTTCCGGGTGGCTTCGGGGGCGCAGGTAAAGCCGTGTTCCCGACGGGATTTGTGCGGCGGGCCAGTGAGATGCTAGACTGCGTTCGCTGGTTTTAAAATACCAGTTCGTGAGGGCGGTTTCCTCGGCGGCGTTCGAACACGCCGACTGGAGCCGCCCTCATGCATGTTTAACCCGGGGGGATTGCATGCGACTCGTGTTGATCACGATAGAAGAAGCTGTCATTTGGACTGGACGTTCAAGGGCAACCATCTGGCGTTGGGCTCAAAATGGCCGCATCGAGAAGTACCGGACAGGCTCCGGCACTCGGTTCGATCTGAACGAGCTGAACCCGAGAACCGACGATGGCCCTGGCGACGCTCCTCCGTTGAAGAAACTGGAGCCGACGGATGCCATCGTTTCAAGCGCTTGCGCCCGAGGTCGTTGACGCGGTCGTTGCCGACCTGCAGTCCGGCCTGTACGGCCGTAACGAGATTGCCCGCCGGAACTACATCGGCCGGGCCACTGTTACGGGTATTGCCCGAGACCACGGCCTCGACCCCAGCAGGGGCAACGACATCACGGCCACCGCCAACAAGGCTCGCGCGATCCAGACCCACGAGCGCCGCCAGCAGATCAAAGAGGAGCTGCTTGGAGACGTCGAGCGCCTCCGCGTGCGGGCTTGGTCGCCCTGGTCCAAAGAGGTCGTCACCCGCGAGGGCATCGAGTCGCTGCACGCCGAGTTGCCGCCGCTGCCTGAGGTTCAGGCGGCTTACCGGTCGATCGGCGTCGCCCTCGACTCCTACTTCAAGCTCGAAGCGCTGGACACCGCAGGCGAGGGCTCGACCCAGCAGGCCCGAGACTTCCTGGTCGACCTGCACGACAAGCTGACCGAGGCTCGCGAGGACTACGAGACCAACCCTCGCGCGGCCGAAGAAGACACCGCCCCCGGCCCGGTGACCATCCCGGGCGAGGTGGTGTCGGAGGGCGCTTCGTGAGCGTCCTCGAAAAGCTGGCCGACAGGCTCAGCGTGAAGCAGGCCATCAGCTTGGTCGACAGTTTCGCCCGAATCAACGTCTGGCACGGCTCGATCCGGTCCGGCAAGACGTTCGTTTCGATCGTCGCCTTCCTGATGGCCCTGGTCCAAACGCCCAACGAGGGCTTGATCCTGATCTGCGGCCGGACGCTCGACACCATCGGCCGGAACATCCTCGGCCCGATGACCGACGACGGCGTGATGGGCAAGCTGCTGGCCTCCCAGGTCAAGTGGACCCCGGGCGCGAGCGTGGCTGTCATCCTCGGCCGGACGGTCCACCTGGTGGGCGCGAACGACAAGCGGTCCGAGGGCAAGATCCGAGGCTCCACGGTCGCCCTCGTGTACGTGGACGAAGCGACGCTGCTCCCCGAGGACTTCTGGAAGCAGCTGCTCGGCCGGATGAGCGTGGCTGGCGCGCAGCTGTTCGCCACCACCAACCCGGACAACCCGTCGCACTGGCTCCGCAAGAACTTCATCTCCCGGCAGGGCGAGCTGAACCTGGCGCACTGGCAGTTCGGCCTCGACGACAACCCGTCGCTCAACCCCCGCTACGTGAACGACCTCAAAGCCGAGTACACCGGCCTGTGGTACAAGCGGTTCATCCTGGGCGATTGGGTGCAGAGTGAGGGCGCGGTCTACGAGATGTGGGACCCCGACCGCCACGTGGTCGACGTCCTGCCCTTGATGACCAAGTGGCTGGCGATCGGCATCGACTACGGCACTACCAACCCATTCAGCGGCCTCGTGCTCGGTCTGGGTGCCGACCGGCGGCTGTACCTCACCGGCGAGTACCGGTACGACAGCAAGCTGAGCAAGAGGCAGCTCACCGACGTCGAGTACTCGAAGCAGGTCCGCAGCTTCCTCCTGCAGCACCCGATCCCAGGCAGCAGGCTGAAGGGCGTATCGCCCGACTGGTGGATTGTCGACCCCTCGGCGGCCTCGTTCCGAGTCCAGCTCTACGAGGACGGCGTCACCGCGCGGCTGGCCAACAACGAGGTTAAGTCCGGCATCAACACCCTGGGCTCCCTGCTGGCAACCGACCGCCTGAAGGTGCACAGGTCGTGCACTGGCTTCATCTCCGAAGCGCCCGCGTACAGCTGGGACGAGAAGCAGTCGAACGACGGCAAGGACGTCCCCGTCAAGGCGGACGACCACAGCCTCGACGCAGCCCGCTACGCGGTCTTCACAACCCGTCCGATCTGGCACGGCCTGCTTAAGGACGTCAACAACTTGGCAGCCGCCGCCTAACCACAATACAGACGACCACAGGTTGCCGTGGGCAACTCACAGCGGGGGGAGTGGCGGAAGTGCCTTTGCCGGATCGCAACGTGTTGTGGCCCCCGCAGGAGTGTAAAGAGGCGAAGAAGCATTACGACGAGTGGGGCGCGTGGTTCTCCGGCGACCCGCAGCAGCTCCGCCAGTACTACCAGGTCAGCAACGGCTTCGGCGCGCTGATCGACCCGAAGCAGTACCCGGACAGCGCGAACAACCTGCTGGACCAGATCAGCAAATTCTTCTGGGGCAACCCGCCGGAGCAGGGCAACATTCGGGACGGCAAGCTGCACATCCCGCTCGCTGGCGACATCGCCAGCACCAGCGCGGACCTGCTGTACACCGAACCGCCCGCGTTCACCGTGGTCGAGGACCTGATCGGCGCGGAGCGCACCCAGGGCAGGCTCGACAAGATCGTCGACAACGGCATGATTCCCGCGCTGCTGGAGTCGGCGGAGGTGGCGTCCGCCATGGGCGGCGTTTACCTTCGGCTCACGGTAGACCCGGACATGGCCAACACGCCGCTGTTCGATGTGATCCCGCCGGAGTCGGCCGTGCCGATGTTCCGCAGCGGCAGGCTGCAGGCGGTCATCTTCTGGCGCAAGGTCGGGCAGATCGAGAATTCGGTCTTCCGGCATCTGGAGCTGCACGAGGTCGGCCGAGTGTGGCACGGCCTGTACCAGGGGTCGGACGAGGCCCTGGGCGAGCGGATCGACCTGCGGGCCATGGAGGAGACCTCCCAGTACTTCGACATCGTCGGCGAGGCCGGGTTTGTCGAGACGTTCTCCGACGGCCTCACGGCCGAGTACATCCCGAACATGCGGCCTAACCGGGTCATGAAGGGCAGCCCGTTCGGCCGGAGCGACTACCAGGGCATCGAAGCCACGATGGACGCGCTTGACGAGGTGTGGTCGAGCCTGATGCGGGACGTCCGCCTGGGCAAATCCCGTCTGATCGTCCCCGAGAGCTACCTGGAGTCCAACGGCGTCGGCCGAGGAGCCAGGTTCAGTGCTGAGCGCGAGCTGTTCACCCCGGTCAAGGCCATGCCGGACAACGAGGGCGTCAGCATCGAACAGGTGCAGTTCACCATTCGTGTGGACGAACACCTGGCCAGTGCGCGGATGCTGGCGGCTCAAGCGCTCCGAGGTGCGGGATACAGCGCCCAGACGTTCGGCGAGGGCGACCAGTCCGGCCCGGCCACGGCCACCGAGATCCAGGCCCGAGAGAGCCGCAGCTACACTACGCGGGACCGCAAGATCGGCTACCAGCGACCGGCGATCGCGAGACTGGCCAGGGTGGCGCTGCAGATGGACAAGGCGTTCTTCGGCAGTGACGCTGGCGACGTCAGCGAGAACCCCAACCTGGAATGGCCGGACGGCGTTCAGACCGACATGGAGACCACGAGCAAGGTGGTCCAGATGCTGGATGCGGCGAAGGCTGTCAGCTCGCGCACCAAGATCGAGATGGTGCACCCGCAGTGGGACACCGGCCAGGTGCAGGAAGAGATCGAGCTGATCGAGGGCGAGGCGACCATTGCGGTCGACGTGCCCAACGGGGCGGACCAATTCGACGAGCCCGAGATGACCGACGCGGCTGACACCGACGAACCCGCTGAGCCCGCTGCGGAACCGGTCCGGTGAACCCCGAGGACGGGGAGGGGCTGGCCGACGAGGTAGTGGCGGCTTACACCGAGGCCGAGACCACGCTGCTCGGCAGGATTGCAACCTTCCTGGGCTCTAAACTTGACGATGGCAACTGGTCTTTGTCAAATCGAAGCGGGTCAGGATTCGTCCGACGCACAATAGCGTCTCTGGCGTCCAAACTGCTCAGCAAAGGTCGCAAGGCCGGAGCCAAGGCGACCAAGAAAGCGGCCGACCTGGGCGCTGCATCGGCCGACCAGGAGTTGGGCGGCTTGGCCGACGATCTGCCTGCGGCCGACACGAGCAAAGCGGCCAGCAACGGCTCGAAGCGTCTTAACGACGCGCTGGCTCCGGTCGAGAAGGCGATGCTCAGCCAGACCATGAACGCCTACCAACTCGTCATCACCGAGGTGAGCGCAGCGGTCGAGGCGGGCACCAGTAACCGACTGGGTGCGGCGGGCAGGGCGTTGGCCAAATTCGCCAACGCCGGAATCACCGGTTTCGTGGACAAGGCCGGGCGGAACTGGGAAATCGCGACCTACGTCGAAATGGCAGTCCGAACCCAGGTCATGAACACCATGGTGGCGGCTCACACCGACCGCCTTGCGGAGGCCGGGGTCACCGTGGTCATGGTCAGCGAGGCCCCGTACGAGTGCCCTTTGTGCAAACCCTGGGAGGGAAAGCTCCTGGAGGTCGGCGGCAAATCGGGCAAGCACACCGTGACAATGCGGGTCGGCAGCGAGGACGTCAAGGTTACAGTAGACGGCTCGCTGGAAGAAGCGCGGTCCAATGGTCTGTTTCACCCCAACTGCCGACACAACACAACGGGCTACCTGCCAGGCCACTCCACTCCGGCCGCCAAGACCGGTAACAAGGGTGTCACGTACGAGGACACCCAGAAGCAGCGCGCTCTCGAACGACAGGCCCGAAAGTGGGACCGACGCAAGGCAGTGGCGCTAGACGACGACCAACGAAAGTTGGCCGACGACAAGGTTAAACAGTACAAGGCAGCGATCAAGGAGCACGTGGCCAAGACCAAGCTGCCACGCAAGACCAACCGTGAACGACACGACGGTACGAGGTGACTTCCATGCGTGACAACCTGAACGTCTCGTTCCTGCTGCTCCTGGCAACCTTCATCCTGGTGTTGCTGATGTTCCTGGGCGTAACGCCCACCAACTGACCTACTTCCAGCCGGATTGACTCCGGCGACGACCCGGGGGCGGGACGCTCCCAGGAGGCAAACAATGTCTACTCCGATCGAGCCCGCAGCCGCCGCACCGGACCTCCCCGCGCTCACGGGCGAGCCTGGGACAGCCGCCCCGGCCCCGGAGCCCCCGGCCGCTCCCGCAGGCTCTCCGGACCCCAGCGGGACCGCTCTCCCGGACGGCGTGATGGTGTCCGGCCGCGCGCTGGACGGAACCGCCCCCGGCTTCGCGACTCCGGGTCAGCCTGCCTCCACCCCGTCAGGGCAGGCTGACCCGGTGGTTACCGACCCGGCCGCTGGCGCGGCCCCCGCCGCACGACCCGAGATCACCGACCTGCCCGAGTGGGCACAGACGCTGATCAAGGACACGCGCGAGGAGGCCGCCCGCACCCGGGTGGACGCCAAGGCCAAGGCCGCCGAAGATGCGGCAGTGGCGGCCACGAAGAAAGTGACCGAGGACATCGGCCGGGCGCTCGGTCTGATCACCGACGACACCCCGCCGGAGGAGCAGCTCACCCCCGAGCAGCTCCAAGAACTCCTGTCCGGAGAGCGCACCTCGACCAAGATGGCGCGCACCGAGCTGGCCGTATTCAAGGCCGCCACCTCTGGCCAGTTCAACGCTTCGGCGTTGCTCGACTCCCGGTCGTTCCTCGACGCTGTCAAGGAGATCGACCCGGGTGACCATGAAAAGATCGGCGAGGCCATCGCGGCTGCTGTCGAGGCCAACCCCTGGCTGAAGGCAACCGCGCCTACGGCCGCTCCCCAGGGCGCGCCCCCGGTTGACCCGGCGGCGCCCGCAACGCCCCCGGCCGCTCCTGCGGCCACACCTCCTGTCGCCCCCCCGGGCGGCACGTTTGCCGGTGGACCCGGTGGACGGAACACGGACCTTTCGTCCATGTCTATCGACGATTTCCGGGCTATGCGCCGGAACAACACCTGAGCAAACGGAGGTTAGCCAGCGATGGCCAACACGTTCCTTACCCCTGACATCATCGCGCGCGCTGCGCTCGCCACCCTGTACGAGACCACGGTCATGGCCGGACTCGTCTACCGGGACTACGAGCAGGAGTTCCAGCAGGTCGGCGACACCATCACCATCCGGAAGCCCACCACGTTCACCGCGCAGGAGTACAACCGCACTGCCGGTATCAACGTTCAGAACGCGACGGAGACCGGCGTTCCTCTGACGCTGAACCACTTCGCCGACGTGTCGTTCGCGGTCACGTCCGAGGACCTCACCCTGAACGTGCTGGACTTCGGCCAGCAGCTGCTGAACCCGGCGATGGAAGCCATCAGCCAGAAGATCGACCGCGACATCATGGCGCTGTCGGCCGACATCAGCCAGACGGTCGGCGTGGTCGACGGTACGAACTCCCCGCTCCCGGGCGAGAACGGCTGGCGCTACGACGACCCGAAGGCCGCGATCGACGCCGGTCGTGTCCTGACCCAGCGCAACGTGCCGATCACCGGCCGCCGCCTGGTTCTCGGCCCGATCACCACGGCCTCGTGGATGGGCGACCCGTTCTTCATCCGTGCGGACACGCGCGGCGACACCGAGGGCCTGCGTGAGGCCAACCTCGGTCGGCGGGTGTACGGCTTCGACGCGTACCAGTCGCAGAACGTTCCGGCCCCCGGCGTCGGCGGTTCCTCGACCGAGACGGGCATCGCGTTCCACCAGACCGCGCTGGCCCTGGCGTTCCGCCCGCTCGCCCTCCCCAGGGGCGCAGCCAACGCGGCTATCGCCAACTACAAGGGCTTCGGCCTGCGCGTCGTGTACGACTACGACGTGGACAAGAAGCAGGACGTCGTCTCGATCGACTGCCTGTACGGCACCAAGGTTCTGGACCCGAACCGTGCGGTCCTCATCCAGGGCCCTGCGGGCAGCTGATGCGAGTCGTCCTACTCGGCGCGCCCCGGCCTCTTCACCTGAATCGTTGGAAAGACGACATGGCAGAGGCGGGGGTGGCGCTGGGCTGGGACGTTTTGCATCTACCGGCCAGGGGCTTGACCACCGACCAGGTGGTTCGGGTCTCGGCCGGGTGCGACCTGTTCATCTGGGCGCGCACCCACGGGCACTACCCGGAGGGCGACCTCCACGGCATGCTCCGCCGGATCGAGGACTCAGGCACCCCAACGGTCGGCGTGCACTTCGACCTGTACTGGGGCCTGGGCACCCGGGAAGACCAGATCGGCGTCGACCCCTGGTGGTCCCACCAGTTCGTGTTCACTGCGGACGGCGGGCACCAGGCCGAATTCGCGGCGCGCGGGGTCAACCATTACTGGATGCCGCCCGCTCTCGGCCATCGCTGGCTGGGGGCTGGCCGACCTAGCCCAGCATTCGGCGCGCTGGACGCGGTGTTCACCGGCTCCAACCTCCGGGCCATACACGGCGAGCACCGGCGGCAGCTGCTCGACTGGGCCACCACCAAATGGGGTCGGTCGTTCCGGATGTTCGGCGGCATGACCCAGGTGTGGGGCGCTGACCTCAGCCACCTGTGCGCGTCCACCCGAACCGTGCTGGGGGACAGCGCCCCGGCCGACCGATACTGGTCGGACCGGGTGCCCTCGGTGCTCGGTCGCGGCGGCCTGCTGGCCCACCCCAACACTGTTGGATTCGAGGGTCAAGGGATAACGGGGGAAGTGGCGGTGTTGTTCGACCGCTTCGACTTCGCCGGACTCGGCGACCAGCTGTCCGCACTGACCGACCACGACCGCACAACGATGCGGCAGAACGCCCTCGACCTGGTGCGCGATCGACATCTGTTCATCCACCGGTTGCAACAGATTCAAGAGGTCGTGTTCCAGTGCGGGTGATCGTCGCGGCATCCGGCAGCCAGCACAAGTGGGGAAACCACCTCGGTGTACCCTCACATCTGGTTCCGGTCCGCGACCCACTGCGGGCAGGCGGCAAGGAGCTGCTGTTGCACCGCACAGTCCGGCAGGCCTTTGACAGGCTCGGCCCGGACGTGCACCTCACCGCGCCCCCAGGCGACGACCGGTACAGGCTGCCGGGTGTTGCCACGCACGAGCGCTCGCCAGGCGACTTCGGCAACGAGTACCTGGCGAGCCGCGATCTGTGGTCGACCACCGGTCCAACTGTCCTGCTGCTGGGCGACGTCTATTTCACCGACCGCGCAATGCGCGCGATCCGGGGACATCACCAGGCAGCCAAGACTTATCGGGTGTTCGGCCGGTACATGGGGTCACAACAGACAGGCACACCGTACGGCGAGATCTTCGCCGTGTCGTTCTGGCCCAACTGTCACAACATGCTAGACCGCCATCTCGCCCGCGTCGTGCAGGCGTTCCACAATGGCGAATCCAAGAGGCGTGACGGCTGGACGCTGTTGCGCTCAATCCAGGGCACGCCGCTCAACGAGCACATCGTCTGCCAGCCGTGGTTCGTCGAGATCAACGATTGGACCGACGACATCGACTTCCCGGCCGACTACGAGCGGCACCCGGCGACGAGGACTAAACAATGGGTAACGTGATGGCGGCCTTCCCGGGCCTGATTAGGCGCCTGGGGGTCGACCCCTCCGGCCAGCTCGTCCACGTGGGCGCGCACGAAGGCCAAGAGATGCCGTACTACTACGAGGCCGGGTTCACCAACATCACACTGGTGGAGCCCATCCCCGACCTGGCTCGGCAGCTGCGCACCCGGTTCCCAATGACCGAGGTGGTCGAGGCCGCGTGCACCGACCGCGACAACGAGTTGGCCCAGCTCCACGTGATGGCCAAAACCAACATGTCGACGCTGGTGGCCCCACAGTCACGCGACCAAGTGGTCGACAGTTACCTGGTGCAGACGCGACGGCTTGACGCCATCGCGCCCAACGCCAAGGTAGCGGTGATCGACGCTCAGGGCCTCGAACTTGAGGTGCTGGAGGGCGCGCCCTGGGACAGCCTCGAACTGCTGATCGTGGAGTCGTGCACCGAGGACGATTCCACAATGGCCAGCCCGTACGACCTGGTGACCGAGGTCGTCACAACGCACGGATTCGTCGAGGTCGACCGGTGGGTCCGGGATTACGACTTCGTCAACAAGTGGGCGCGCGGCAATCGCCAGCAGAAGGTCACCGGCGGCGAAGTTCGCGATGTTGTGTTCCAGCGAGGTGACCTGCTGTGAGCGTTGCCGTTCTGGTCCCGTTCGACACCAGCGATCCACAACGCGCCCAGGTTTGGGCGTACCTGCTGGAGCGTTGGCAGGTCGCCCACCGAGACTGGCCCGTGTTCACCGGGCGGGATCGCACCGAGGGCGGGTGGCGCAAGGCCGAGGCCATCAAGGACGCCCTGTCGCAGACCGACGCCGACATCCTGATCGTTGCCGACGCCGACATCTGGTGCGACCGCGTTGCCGACGCCGTTGTGGCCGTGCAACAAGGCCAAGCTAAGTGGGCTGTCCCGCAGCTGGCCGTACATCGCCTGAGCGAGAAGACAACGGCCGACCTGCTGAACGGCACGCGCGTGCTGGAGCGACCCGGCAACGCGCTGGAGGTTCACGTTGCAACGCAGGGTGGCGGCCTGACGGTCCTCACTCGCGAAGTCCTCGAAGGCGTCCCGATCGACCCCGCGTTCAGCGGCTGGGGCCAGGAGGACGAATCCTGGGCGCTGGCCCTGAACACCCTCGCCGGACCAGCTTGGCGGGGCAACACCTGGTTGACCCACTTGTGGCACCAGCCGCAGGAACGACTGTCCCGAGAAATTGGGTCGGATGCGGGTAGGGCGCGCTACCGCCAGTACCAGCAGGCGGCGGGCAATCAGCCCGCGATGCGCGCCCTGATCTCGGAATTCTGCCCAACTCCTCTGGAAGGTTACGTGATGACCAGCCACCGTTACCGCAACAAGAACACCACCGAGGTCGTCGAGTACTCGCGCCCCAACGCGCGTCTCGAATACCTGCAGAACTGGGACAAGCTGGTCGACGGCGAGCCGGAGCCCGAGGCCGCTCCCGCTGGCAACGGCGGTCTGCTCGGCCAGCCCCAGGTCGGCGACACTCCGCTCGAAGAGCGTGGTGCGACCCTGCCTGCTCCGGATGCCGATTGGGATGTGCCCGCGTCCCAGACCGCTCCTGTCGGCCCGGACCCGAAGAACCGACCGGCCAAGGGCGCAACCAAGGAAGCCTGGGTCAACTGGGCAATCGAGGGCGGCTGTTCCCGCGAGGACGCCGAGCGACTCACCAAGCCCGAACTCATCGAGATCTACAGCTAGGAGCCCAACGTCATGGCCAACGTGGTCACCAACATCGGCAAGGGTCGGTTCGCGTACTACGCCACCCTCCCGGCCACCAACGACGCTCTCATCGCCGTTGTGCTGGAGGCCACCGGCCTCGAATCGGACGACGCGCTGCAGGACTACGACAACCTGTCGCTCCTGCTGGCGGGCGCCAGCAACGAGCAGACCACGATGGGTCGCAAGACGCTGACCAGCGTCACCAGCACCCAGAACGACGTCGCGAACACGGCGTCGATCGACTGTGCTGACGTCACCTGGACGGCGGCCACGGGCAACGCTACCGGCAAGCTGGTCGTCTGCTACAACCCGGACACCACGGCGGGCGCCAACGACACGGCCGTCATTCCGCTGACGATGCACGACTTCGCGGTTTCGCCTGATGGCACCGACATCACGGTTCAGATCGACGCGGCTGGCCTCGCCACCTCGTCCGACGCGTAAGGGGTTACATGTCCACACCTCCCGATGACCCGCCGGAGCCTAACCCGCTGCAGAACCTGGCGGTTGAGGTAGAGAACCCGTACCCAATGTATCAGCTGAAGTGGTGGGTCGCTCCTACCGCCGGTTCGGCAGAGCAGAACCAACACGTCATGTACTCCTACGTGGTGTTCCGCGACGGCGAAACGGAGGAGCGCCGGGAGTGGTTCATTCGGGACATGATCGCCGGGCTCGAGGCTCAGGGATACGTGTTGGCCCGAGGACAAGAGGCCAGCTATCGCTGGATTGCGGAACCGGATGACCCGGACTACCCCGGTTATCGCAACACGGCGGTAAGCACCACCGCGATCGATCGACCCAACCCCAACAAGCCGTAACCACAACACAACGCAGGAGGCGGTGACCCGATGGCGCGCATATGGACCACCGGTTTCGAAGCCGGAACCGAGTGGGACGCGTTCGTCGGGTCGCCCACCGTTGTCACCACCCAAGCGAACTCTGGCACTCATTCGCTGCGTTGCCACCCCACCAGTTCGTCGGCTCAGACGGTAAACAAGCGAATATTCCCGACAGACAAAGCAGCGCACGTTTTCCTGCGCTGCTATATGTACATCGCCACAGCGCCCGCCGGTCCTACCGGCGTCGTGGTCTGGGACGACGACCCAGGCACCACAGCATCATCGTTCTATTGCCTTAAGTTGGCGGCCAACCGCACCCTGTTCGGCGCGGCATCCGGCGATACGTCGGCAGGCAGTGAGGGCGGCGCCAGTTCCCCGGCGCTGGCGCTGAACCGTTGGTACATGGTCGAGATGGACTACAACGACACGGCAGGCACACTTAAGGGCTCTCTCGACGGCGTCCAGTTCTGCTCGCTGACAGGCGTCAGCCTGGGTAACGGTGGCATCGCCCGGTTCGGCATGGCCAACCCGACCACGGCTGACATCTACTTCGATGACATTGCGGTCAACGACAGCACCGGGTCGACGGACAACGGGCTGCCGGGGCCGGTAGAGCCGCCCGAGGAACCCGGCATCCCGACGGCTGACCTGGTGGATGGCTTCACCGGCGGCACGATCGATGCGGACAACTGGCCGAACGCCAGCGGCGTCTCCCAGGTCGGCGGGCGCGGCAGGGTGCCGTGTGACGCCACCTTCCCCGAGTTCTCGACCGACGCGGCGTACACGCTGAAGAACAGCCACGTCGGCTGCCAGGTGTTCCCCGCTGCCAAAGGCGGCGCGGCGACCGAGGCATTCACCCAGTTGATGGTCACCACCACGACGTCAGGCACCGACGCGGTCATGTTCTGCGACGCGGTCACCGGAACGCTGTTCACGGCCGTGCGCAGCGCGTTCACTGACCCCGACCAGGCTGGCGTCGTGTACGACCCGGTTCTCCACGCCTGGTGGCGAATCGCCGAGTCGTCCGGCAGCATCACGTTCCAGACCTCGGTCGACGGCGTCACCTGGACTACCCGCCGCACCGCGACCTCCCCGTCATGGGTCGGCGACAATGACCTGTCGATCCACCTGCTGGCGCACCGAACCGGCGGCACAGACGACTTCGCCGAGTTCGACAACGTCAACCAGCTCGCACCGGCGGTCACCGTTGTCGACCTGGGCGTGGCTCGGGAAGAGTCGGCCGTTCACACGGTCGGGCACTCCCGACACGCGTCGATAGGGCGCGCGGCCACGGAGGACGTCTCCCGGGCGCTCTCGCACAGCCGCCGGTCCTCAGTGGCCCCGGCAGGGGAGAAGACAGCCGGACACCCCGTCCTGCACCGCCGCGACGGCCACCTGGCGCCTGCGGCCACCCGGGAGAGCGCGCACGCGCTGGCCAGCCGCAAGACCTACACGCTCGGTCACGCTGCAACCACGACCAGTGCGCACGGACTCGACGTCAGTCGCGTTGTCACAGTTGGTCGAGCAGAGACGGCAGATCACGCGGGGGGAGCGGCGCCATCCCGCCTTATCGACCTGGGTCTAGCAGAGTCGATCAGCCAGGCCAACGCGGTCACCTTCCGACAGTTCTATCCGCTGCTGATCTCCGGAACCGAGGAGTCGGCAACCGAGGTTGTCGCCAGCAGCACCGCACACCTGGTCGGCTCGGCCGCCAGCGAGACCGCACACGCGGTCACAACGTCGAAGTCCGCCACCCTGCCCGCTGCTCAGGCTGGCGACGCGGCCTTGGCCGTATCGCACAACCACACCGCGCACCTGGTCGCGGCAGCGACAGCCACAACGGCACACGACATCGCGTTCCGGCAGTTCTACCCGTTGGGGGCCGCGCATGAAGCCGCTGTAACCGAGGCGGTCACGTTCGAGCAGGCCGCCCACCCGGGCGCGGCACGGACGGCCGACCAAGCGCATGCGGTCACGTTCCTCCAGTTCTACCCGCTGGGGGTGGCAGCCGAGAAGTCGTCGGCGACCAAGGTCGAGCACGACCATGCGGAGCAGATCGACCCGGCCAGGTCGGTCGACACGGCGCACGCGGTCGGGCACAGCAGGCTGGCGCACATTGGATCGGCCAGCGCGGCCGACCGGGCGCACCTGACGTTCACGGGTCACATAATCCCGATCGGCGCGGCGGCCACGGAGACCACTGCGGAGGGCCTTGGGCACAGCCGCCGGTACCACGCGGCTCCGGCCCGGGAGCAGGCCGCCGGAGGTACCACGGAGGCCCGGAAGACGGGCAGCCTGGGCGCGGCTGGCGTGCGGGAAACCGCGCACGCGGGCACGGTCAAGATCCAGGGTCAGCTCGGACTGGCAGCCGAAACGGCCGGTAGCCACCGGGTCACGCCCAGCAAGACCAACGGGTCGTCGGCAGCCAACACACAAGACCAGTCAAATTCGGCAACCGCAAGCAAGCTATTCCGGCTTGGTGCGGCGACCACGCAGGAGGCGGGTCAGCCAACCGCCGCCCTCAAAACTTCCCCGGTCGGTCCTGCCCGGACCATCGACCAGGTGGAGGCGGTGGTCTCGTCAGCGACTCTCCGGCTCGGCGAGGCCACCGAACAGATCGCGGTCAGCGCGCTGCACATCGCTAAGGTGCGCAGATTGGGCGCGGCGTCCGACCAGGCGACCGCCCGGCCAGTTACCCACCGCCGGACGGCGCATCTCGGCCTGTCGCGCACCGTTGACGCTGGCCGCGATCTGAAAGACCAGCACCAAGGCAAACTGGGCAGGGCGGCCGAACGCAACGTCGCCCACCCACAGCGCGCCAGCAGGCGGTTGACACTGGGGGGCAGTGGCGCAGTAGAACTGGGTCGGCCCACGATCCAGCGCAAACGCCTGTCGATCGGTGTGGCGCACGAGGTAGTCGAGGCCCATGAGGCCCGGCTGCCCCACCTGAACCGCCTGCTGCTGGCAGCCGCAACGGTGACAGTGGCCAGGCCGGTCACACTGACCCACCAACGCCCGGCCGACCAGTTGGTCCCGAGCACAACAGGGCCTGCGTTGGTACCAGGGGTCACCGGGCCCACACTACGAGCGAGTACAACAACCCCCGCGTTGGTCGCGACGCACACAACAGGAGGCAGCTAAGATGACCGATGTTGGCGACCTGGTCACCGCGAACCTGCTGGTGCAGCCATTCGACGACTCAACAATAGCTACACTCGAAGTGGTCTCGCCGGACGGCGTGTCCGAAACGCCGGTCGCTTTCAGCGAGGACGGCGGCAACACCTGGAACGCCCCAGTCGAGTACACCTTGCCAGGCATCTGGGTGTTCAAGTGGACCGTGATGGGCACAGGCGCATCGGTCGAGTTCGAGAAGATCTCGGTTGCTCCCAGCCCGGATTACGTCGACCCCACGCCACGCCGCGTGTACGCCAACACCGTTGAGCTGGCCAACTATCTGCAGGCCGCGCCCCCGCTGGACTCCGAACATCTGCTGCGCGAGGCCAGCCGCGTGCTGGACGACGCACTGATGACGGCGGTCTACTACACCGACGACGACGGCTACCCGGCCGCCCCGAAGCAGCGCGAGGCGTTGCGGCAAGCCTGCTGCATGGTAGTCGAATGGTGGGGCGAGACCGGCGACCCGATCGGCGCAGACGGCGACTGGCTGACGGCCAGCGCTGGCGATGTCCTGGTGACCCGAGGCGTTGGCCCCGGCGGCGTCGTGCAATCCACCCAGGTGCGCGCCAACCAGTTGCCACCCAGAGCCTGGGGCGAACTGACCCGGGCGCGGATCCTTCCGGGAGTGATCTACCAGCGATGAGGCAAATACCTGGTTTCATGATGCGCCACAACGTCCAGGTCGAGAATTACCTGGGCACCAACGCGGTCGGCGAAGTCTACGGCCGCCCGTACGAGGTGCCCTGCATGCTGGTCGAGCAGAGCAAGATGGTTCGCAACGCCCAGGGCGAGGACGTCAGCAGCTCATCCCGCTACATCGCGGCACCTGGTCACAACCCGCCGGAGAACAGCCGAGTAACCTTGGATGACGGCGTTGCCCGTAAGGTGATTTCGGTAACTCGCGCCACCTGGCCGAAGATGAGCGTGCCAGCCAACACCGAGGTATCGCTCGATTGAGGGGGGTGGCGCGGTGGCCCAGAGCTACAAGTTGACCTACAACGGTCGGACGTTGTGGACCAACGGCGGCAAGCAGCGGGCGGCGCGCGGTCTGCAGCTCGCGTTGGAGTTGATCCTACAGGAATCCGACAAGCTGACCCCCCTGGACGAGGGCACGCTGGTTCGCTCCGGCACGACCTCGATAGACCCCGCCACCCTGTCCGGTGCGGTCAGCTACAACACGCCATACGCGGTCCGCCAACACGAGGAGCTGACCTGGCGACACGCGTCCGGCAGGCAGGCCAAGTTCCTGGAGACGGCAGTCAATGCCAATCGGGACACCGCCGCCCAGGTGATTTCGGCCGAGATCAGAAAGTGGTTCGCATGACCGACGGCTACAATGCTAGGCTCATGACCGGGTTCGCCCAGCTGTTTGCCAGCAACGGCATCGGTTCGTTCGATACCTCGGGCGTCTACCCGGCCGGAGCTACCGCGATTTTCCTGGGGTTGACCCCCGACCAACCCGACCGCGCCATCACCCTGATGAGCTACCCGGTCGAAGACACGGACTTGACCAACGTGATAACCGGGTTCCAGATCCGGTTTCGCGGAGGTCGCGACCCCCGAGAGGTCGAAAACATCTCGGACTCGATTTACGACCTGCTGCACAACAGGTCGCAGTATGACGTCAACGGGATCCACATCGAGCTGTCCTGGCGGCAGTCCGGGTCGTGGATGGGGCAGGACCAGAACCAACGCGTAGAGCGCGTGGAGAATTTCTACCTGCACGCCGAACGAGCAGCACCCCATCAACTCGCCTGATGTGACCGGAGGTCACCAGTGTCTACGCCCACCCCCATCACCGCTCTCGCCCGCCGCTGGAAGCTCGAAGTCGACCTGGGCACCGGCGACGTACCGGACTGGCAGCCGATGATCGGCATCACCGAGTTCCAGCCCACCTTCCCGCCCAACATCGAGGACAGCTCGTCCTACGACTCGGACGGCTGGATGGAGAACACCAAGACGGGCCAGTCCTGGGAGCTGGACGTCACGTTCAACCGGAAGATCAACGACCAAACTCTCGTCTTCAACGACGTGCACGAGGCGATCCGACTGGCCGCGTTCGGCTCCGGTTCGGCCTCCGAGGTCCACGTGCGGTTCTACGACCGTACCGGCCTGCCCGAGGCGTACGAAGGTCAGTGCCTCATCGAGTGGGAAGACCAGGGTGGCGAGTACACCGCGCTCGGCCAGGTCTCCGCGACGATGACCGGCAACGGCCCCCTCGCCATCATCGACAACCCGATCACAGGAAGCTAAATGCCAGGAAGGTTCGAGGCACTCGATGAGCTTCTTGACGAGGCCATCGAGTTGCCTGTCCCGATTCCGGGACAGACGGAGCGCAAGATGTACCGGGTCGAGTCGCCCAGCGCCAAAGACGGTCTGCAGATCGAGCGCATGACCAACGTCGCGGTGCAGCTGGCGAACGGCGGCGAGAACATCAACACCGAGTTGCTGGACGACGAGGAGGAGATCGACCTCTACCGGTCGCTGCTCGGCCCGGTATACGACGTGATGGTGGCTGACGGCGTCAAGTGGGTCTGGATGCGTCACGTCTCGATCACTGTGCTGATGTGGGTAAGTTCCGGCCTGCAGGCAGCCGAACGATTCTGGGCGGCGGCTGGTAACCCGGAATTGATGGCCCCGAATCGGGAGACGCGGCGAGCGCAGCAGGCTGGATCGGCTGCGGAGACCTCGACCCGAGGACGGGCCTCCACGAGTGGTACGAACCGAAACCGGGGTACCAAAGGCCGCCGCCGCCCGGCGCCCCAGAAATAACCTGGGGCAAGCTGCTTGAGGTGTGGGACCTGATCGAACAGGACCTGCACCAGTACTTCGGTATCGACGTCGGCGATCCGGACCTGTTGGCCAACCGCTCCTGGCGGTGGCTGCGCACCCGGATCGTCGGCTGTCTCGGAGTGTACCGAGGCCGAACGGCTCAGCACTTCGCCCCACCCGAGAGACAACCACGAACGAAGAAATGAGGGGGGTGGCGGAGTGGCTCTGACCATCGGCGAACTCGTCGGCATGGTCACGCTGGACACGACCGGAATGGACGACGGTCTAAACCGGGCCGAGACCCAGATGCGGCAACTCGGCACTGACATCAGCGGGACCGCGACAACCGCCGGAGAGACGGCCGGGTCAGCTCTGGGCGACGGTATCGCCCAGGGCGCTGAAACTCAACTCCGCAACGCCCAAGGCGAGCTGGTTACGGCTGGCACCGAGGCCGGAGAGAGCTTCAGCGGGGGCCTGGAGTCGAGCGCCAGCGAGGGCGGCGAGAAGGCGTCCGAGGACGTCAAGAGCAAGTTCGACAAGCTCAAGACCGGGATAGCCGGAGCGGGCTTGGCGGCGGGTGGCGCCTTGATGGCGGCGTTCGGCGAGGCCATGGACCAGCAGAATATCGTGGCCAAAATGGGCGTGCAGATGGGCGCCACCCCCGCCGTTGCTCAGCGGTACGGCAAGATCGCGGGCTCGCTCTACTCGACCGGCCTCACCGAGGACTTCCAGAGCGCGGCCGACGCGATCTCGGCGACGATGGGGGCTGGCCTCCTCCCGCCCACCGCTACCAACGCCCAGATCCAGTCGATCTCGGGCAACGTGTCCAACCTGGCCAGCACGTTCGGCCAGGACCTGGGCGGCGTTACCAACGCGGTCAGCCAGATGCTGCGCACCGGCCTGGCACCAAACGCCAAGGCCGCGTTGGACATCCTGACCGTCGGTTTCCAGTCCTCTGCCAACAAGGCTGACGACCTGCTCGACACGTTCAACGAGTACGGTACCCAATTCCGCAAAGCCGGGCTCGATGGCGCCACGGCGGTCGGCTTGATGAACCAGGCCATCCAGGGCGGTGCCCGAGACTCCGACCTCGCGGCCGATGCGATCAAGGAATTCTCGATCCGAGCGGTCGACGGGTCAAAGACCACCAAGGACGGCTTCGCGGCCCTGGGCCTCAACGCTACCGACATGGCCACGAAGTTCTCTAAGGGCGGCAAGTCGGCGTCCGCAGCCCTGGACACGACGCTCGACCGACTGCGCAACATGAAGGATCCGGTAAAGCAGTCGGCCACCGCGACCAAGTTGTTCGGCACCCAGGCCGAGGACCTCGGCGCGGCGCTGTACAAGATGGACCCGAGCACCGCAGCCAAGGGCATCGGCAAAGTCGGTGGAGCTGCCGACAAGATGGGTAAGCAGCTGTCGGCGTCGGCCAGCGTGAAGGTAGAGGCATTCAAGCGTTCGCTCACCCAGGGCCTGGTGAACGTGATGGGCAACCAGGTCATCCCGATCCTGATGAAGGTGCCCGGCTTCGTACAGAAGGTGGCCACCGCGTTCCAGACGGCGGCCGGGTTCATCGACCGCAACAAGACCGCGTTCATCACCATCGGCTCGATAATCACAACGATCATGCTGCCAACCCTGATTCAGCTGGGTGTTCAGGCCACCATCGCTGCAGCCAAGTCCGTGGCAGCATTCGCCGCGCAGGCGGCCGGGGCAGTGAGCGCAGCCGCCAAATTCGTGGTTTCAAACATAACGATCATCGCGGGGTGGGTGGCCCAGGGGGCGGCAGCCGCCGCAGCGGCCATCCGCACGGTTGCGGCTTGGGTGCTCATGGGCGCACAAGCGATGCTGCAAGCGGCGAGAATGGCGGCGGCGTGGCTGCTGGCCATGGGGCCGATCCCGATCATCATCGCGCTGGTGATCGGCCTGGTTGCGCTGATCATCGCCAACTGGGACACCATCAAGTCCTGGACGCTGGCCGCGTGGGACTGGGTCTGGAACAAGATCAAGGAAGTCGCCCAGTTCCTGCTCGACCTGTTCATGAACTGGACCCTGGTCGGCCTGATCATCTCGCACTGGGACGCGATCAAATCCGCCACCTCCGCCGCTTGGGAAGTGGTAAAGAACGCCGTAATGGTCGTGGTAAACGCGATCCTGGCGACCGTGACTGCCGTCTGGGGAGCCCTGAAGACGGCCACCCTGGCAGTGTGGAACGCCATCAAAACGGCGGCCTCCGCGACCTGGAACTTCATCAAATCGGTGATCACAACGCAGGTGAACGGCGCGAAGGCCGTTGTGTCCGCAGTGTTCAACGCAATGAAGTCCCTGATCACAACGACCTGGAACGGGATCAAAAGCGTCACCTCCTCAGTGTGGGGAGCCATCAAATCGACCATCACCACCTTGGTCAACGGAGCCAAGTCGGCGGTCAGCTCGGCCATCAACACGATCAAGAGCGCGTTCAGCTCCGGGTTCAACGCAGTGAAGAGCACGGTGTCGAACGCCATCTCCAGCGTGGTCAACGTGATCAAGGGCTTGGGCGGGAAGGTGAAGTCCGCGATCACCGGCGCTGGCACCTGGCTGGTCAACGCCGGAAAATCGATCATTCAGGGCCTGATCAACGGCATCAAGGGCATGGCAGGCAACGTGACCTCGGCCGTGAAGGGCGTACTCAGCTCGGCCCGTAAGCTCCTGCCGTTCTCGCCCGCCAAGACGGGCCCGTTCTCCGGCAAGGGCTGGACACTGTACTCCGGCCGCTCGATCATGGAGGCCATGGCCACCGGCATCAACCAGCGGTCCGGTCAGGTGTCCGACGCGGTCAAGGGCGCGATGGCCACGGCCTCTCGACACCAGCTCGCCTTGGGCGACGCCAACACCCCGATCGGCACGATCCAATCGACCGCACCTTCAGCAGTAGCTGCAGCTGGCAGCGGGGGGAGTGGCGCAGGGCTGGCCATCGAGAACTACTACGAATCCAACAACGGATCGGCGTCCGACACAGCCACCGAGCTGGAGTGGCTCGCCAGGACGAGGAGGTAACCGCAGTGGCACCAATCTCCTGGTTGGGGTCTCGGCCCGGCCACATCCAGTACGGGAACTTCCTGTTCGGGCCGGGCACCCGGTTCAAGTGGGACGCGCTGGAGGGCTGGGAGGACAGTCCGGCCATCGACTCCGGTACGGTCATGCGCGCCAGCGACCACGGCGCGTGGCCCGGCGTCCACTACGCCCAATCCCGCACCATCACGTTGTCGACCATCATCAAGACCGAGCCCGGCCAGATGACGGCGGCGGTCCGCGAATTGAACGCGGCGTGCACAATAGATCTCATGGATGAGATCCCGCTCGTGGTGCAGTTGGACGACGACGCACCCGAGGTGGTGTTCGCCCGCTGCACCCGCCGGACGACCACGGTCACCCGTACCAACCGGGTCGGGTACACCAAGGGCTCGATCCAGTTCCTGGCCACCGACCCCCGGCGGTACAGCCTGGCCGAGAATTCGGCCTCGGCCCACCTGCCGGAGCAGGAGGCCGGATTGTCCTGGCCGCTGGCGTTCCCGCTGGCGTGGGGCGAGACTGGGTCGTCCGGCAGCCTGTCCGCCACCAACGAGGGCGACACCGGCACCCACCCGACGATCACGATCAAGGGCCCGTGCTCCACGCCCTCCGTCACCAACGTCAACACAGGAGACCTGCTAGAGTACGACCTGACGTTGAGCGACACCGACACCCTGTTCATCGACACCAACGCAGGTACTGTTACACTGAACGGTACCCAGGCCAACCGCCTGTACACGGCCACAACGCGCAGCACCCCCGAAGGGTCGTTCGTCTTCCCGCCCGGGTCATCGTCCCTGTCGTTCCGCTCGACCGATTCACCCCCCGATCCGGCGTCGACCCTAACGGTCACCTGGCGCTCGGCGTTCTGGTAGGAGGACCGCACAACATGACCATCCGATCCGTCTGGCACATCAACAACGATCAGACGCGCGAGGACACCCGGCTGGCCCCGATCGGCACAATGACCTCCGGTACGTCCGCGCTGTCCACCTGGAACGGCGTGATCCCCACCGCCGGAAACCCGATGAACCTGACCAGCACGGGCTCAATGTCGGCTCAGATCGAGATCGGCCGGGCGGTGGTCCAGGGGCTGGACTCCCAGGGCTGTTACCCGGTAGTGATCACCGCACCCGAACCGGTTGGCTTCTCGGACGGCGACTCTCAAGCCCGCATCGACTCGGTGTGCATCGTCGTCCGAGACGACCTGTACGACACCAGCAGCGAGACCTCGGTCATCATCGAGTTGGTGCGAGGCGTAGCGGGCACCAACCCGGCCCCACCGGAACTCCCCACCGCTTCCAGTCTCCGCCTGTGGAACGTCACCGTGCGAGCGGGAGTCAGCGCGGGAGGTGGCGGGATCGACTGGGACAGCGACGTCGAGGACGTCCGCGACTACACGGTGGCCGTCGGCGGGATCTCGGTCGGCACCACCACGTTCGGGGCTTACGCAGGGCAGTGGCGCGACTCCGGCGGAGCCTCGGGCAGCCTGAGCCGTTTCAACGGCAGCGTCTGGGACTCTACCTTCCGGGTGGAGAGCAGCGGTGCGTTGGCCATCGGCGACGTCGAGTTCCAGCGCGGCGGCACCAACCTGATCGTCACGCCCAACGTGTTCCAGTCGGAAATCGAGCAGACCACCGCCACCAGCATGTTCGCCCTGCAAAGCGGCTGGTCGTTCTCCCCCACTGCCCCTTTGGTATTCCGTCGAACCAACGGCGTCACCACCCTGAACATGTCGATCACCCGAAGCGGCACACTGCTTCCGGCTGTGTTCAGCAACAGCGACGGCGGGGGCTCCACCCTGGGCATCACCCTGATCGATGTGCAGGTGGGCACGGTCAACGCCGCCTGGCGACCCGTTATCAACCCCACCGTGGGCTTTTGGGACGACGGCAACGCGTGTGGTGGCATGGTTCTGGGTACTGACGGCCTGGTGTCTGTCCGCACCACCACCGCGTCCATCAACGGCTCGTCCGGCACCAATCTCCGAATCCAGTTCACTTTCATCCAGTAACCACAGCAGGGAGACGCACGCATGGCCGTTCAGCCTGTATTCAAGGTTTACAACCAGTACCTTTGGCACTCCAGCTACGTCGGCACGGAGTTGGAGGAAGAGATCCGCAACGACGTCGACACGAGCTTCTACACTATCTCGACCGAGGGCGGGTACTTTACCGCAGACGGCACGGACGGGTCTCATTTCTCGGCGGACAACGGCTATTATCTCGTTGTAGATCCGGTCAGCCACCGCATCCAGGGCGTGTTCGAGGGCGGGTTCTTGGAACCCTACTGGCGCGACATTGGTGTCGACCCCGAGGCACCCGACGACCCCGGTACGCCGACTGCCAGCCCGGTTCTCAGCAGGCTGGACCAGATCGGTCAGCTGATCGAGGCGCAGATGGCGCGGGCCAAGGCTGGCGTCGACAGCGCCAACGAGACCATCATCGACCTGATGCAGGAAGAGCGCGAGTACCTGGCTCTCCTCCCCGCCTAGTAAGGAGCCGACGAGATGCCGGTAAGCAACAGCGCGTATCGAGTGATCATCTGCGACCTGCGGTCGGACCAACTGCTCGACGTGCTGCCGGTGACCGGCCTCTCGTTCGACGACTACATCGGCAAGACGGGCACGTGTTCGGGCACCATTGAGGTCACTGACGCCAGGGTGGCTGCCCGAATGCGTGCCAACGTCGTCCCCGCACGGACGGCCGTGTACATCGTGCGCGGACGGGACGTGTGGTGGGGCGGCATTCTGTGGACCGCCACCCCCTCCACGGACGGCCGAGGCTTCGTCAACCTGCAGTTCCAGGCGTCCACGTTCGACTCGTACTTCGCGCACCGCCTGATTTTCGAAACCCTCACGTTCGTCGGCGAGGATCAGCTCGAAATCGCCCGCAAACTCCTGGACTACGCCCAGAACCAAACCGGCGGCGACATCGGCGTGACCTACGAGGAGACGTTCTCCCTGGTCGGCCGCGACCGCACCTACCTGAGCTACGACCTGATGAACGTTCGGGACCAGCTAGACCTGCTGAGTCAGGTGGACGGCGGCTTCGAATGGAGGATCCGGGCGTACTCCAGCAGTGACGGCCGACGCGTACGCGAGATGCAGCTGGGTTACCCCAAGATCGAGGTCGGGTCCAACGACCTGGTGCTAACCTCGCCTGGCCACATCCTGACCTATTCACTGCCGACAGACGGAACGACCACCGCCAACTTCTGGCAGTCCCGAGGCGCAACGACCAACCAGGACGCGTCCGAGGATTCGATCCCGCTGATGTCCCAACAGTACGTGTTCCCGGACGACCTCGACACCGGCTGGCCACGGATGGACGGGTCCAGCGATTACAACACGGTGACCGACCTGGCCACCCTGAACACGCACGCGGTGGCGGACATCAAACGGTACCGTAGGCCGATGGTGATCCCGGACATCACGATCCTGCTGGGCGACAACGTGACTCCCGCGCTCCTGGGTACTACCGCGCGCGTGCGCATAAAGGACATCTGGTACAGTGAGGGTGCCAGTTTCCGGTACCGGATCATCGGGTTCAAGGTCACCCCACCGGAGCGAGGCAAGCCGGAGACTGCCCAGCTCTTCTTGGAGGAGACCGACTGATGCCATCGCCCAACACGCCGCAGGACCTGATCGACCGCATCAGCAAACTGGAGCGGTTGGTGCGCGACCTGTCCGGCCGGATGAACATCCGGCCAGCCCTCAACACCATCGTGGGTGGATCGGTTAGCGTCAAGGGCGGCGGGCAGCTGATCGTCGAAGATTCCGACGGGACGGGTTTGTTCCGTGTAGGACAGCAGAACCCGGACCTAGACGGAGCCACCCAGCAGGGCGTGGTGATGCGTCGGATGGACGGCTCGCTGGCGTTCGCCATCTGGAACAGCGAGGGCACCGGCCTCCAGCCCGTACGCATCTTCGACAAGGGCGGCTGGATCGTCTTCGCGGACGACATCGCCAACGGCGGCCTGGCCAATCCCTGGGTGCCACTCCCGTTGCCTCAACCCGTCGGCATCACGCACCCCAACTGGGTGTCGGCGGCCTCTGGCAGCGCGTTCACCGTGGGCCACAGCGCACTAGCGTTCTTGCAGCACCCGTACTTGTACGCCAACGTCGGGTATCTGTTCACGGGAACTGCTGTTGGTGAGATCAAAGTAGTGATCAACGGTGAAGATGCCTTCGTGGCCAGCGGCGAGCCGATAGACGACGTGTTTCCCGTGCCCAGCTGGGAATGGCAGGGAGTCCCCATCCCTGCCACAGTTCAGATCCAAGGACGGATCGTTTCGGGCACCGGCACCCTCAAGTTTGCTCCGTTCTCGATGGTAGGAAGGCAGAGCCCGGCGACATGAGCGACAACCCGGTAATCAACAGCCCGGTCGACGCGCCGATCACGGGTGAGACCGACCCCGGCGCGATATCAGACCCAAACATGCAGCAGGTGGCGCAGCGCGCCCAGGACCTGGGCAAATTCATCCGCAATAACTTCGAGGACACCCCCTCGCGAGAGACCGCGCTTCGGTACACCCAGCTGGTTGTGCAAGCTACCTGGGGGGCGCCCAGCGTGAGCGTTCCGGAGGGCACCGAAGACCAGACCTGACCGTCCCTGGCACCCCGGGCCGGAGCAGCCACGAGAGGCCGCCGGAGATACTGCCGGTGGCCTCCGTCCGTATAAAGAGGCAGGAAACGTGGACGGACCAAGACGACCCGACCGCACGACAGTCAGACATTAGAAGGGTCCGAGCATGGACTTCAGCAAGATACCTTTTGCCACCGGTTCCGCCACTGCCCTCCTTGGGGTCGTGTTCCTGCTGTTCTGCATGGGCATGATCATTCCGAGGCGGTCACTGCAGGACACTCGGGAGGACCGGGATTCCCGGTTGGCGGAGAAGCAAAAAGAGGTCGACTTGTGGAAGTCTGCTTACGATCATCAGATCAACACCAATCAAGAATTGGTCCGGCAGGTTAGCACCCTCATGGAGGTGGCTCGAACTGCCGACCATGTGTTGCGTGCCCTTCCTGCTGGCGGAGGGGATGTAGCAGATGACGGGAGTACAGGCAGTGGTGTGGTTTCGAGGTAAGCGGCATAACAGAGTACGGCTGATCAAGCCGGACAACCTGGAAGAGCAGCGCGAGGCTGAGACAGCCAACCGCGAGTCGGCCGCAAGATTCGACGAGGCCACACAGCAGCGGGGGGCAGTGACGAGCGTGGTATCGTCACTCGCTGAGATACGCAGGCGAAACCACTTCGCCGATGGTATAAGAGCTGCAATGGGGGGCTCGCCAGATGAGCAAACTTGATAACCTAGTAGATCTGAACGCCTGGGTAAGCTTGGCAACCGCCATCGCTTGCCTTGCCTTCATCGCGACCTACGCCGCCCTCGCCCGCTGGTGGGTGTCGTACGAGGGCCGGATCATGATGACCACGGCAACGGCCATCATGGCGTTGTCGGCGTACACCTTCGCGGTCGTCCACATCGTTCCGGAATCCACCGTGCTGCGTGTGATCCGGATCGTTGTGGTTGCGGCGATCGGAATAGTAATGATATTCCAGACCGTCCGTGTTGTGCGCATCCAGATCAAGCGGCGTCACAGCCGCAAGGAGGGTTCTAACAATGGCTAAGACAGGCCCCCAGAAGTACCCCGGCGCTACGGCCTCCGGCTCGTCCTGGTATCAGGACAACTTTGGTGGCGACTCGATGGAGTCGAACGTCATCGTGTGGCACTCGACCGAGGGCACCAGCCTGCCGACCTACTCCGGCGGGTCCGAGGCCCCCAATTTCACGGCCGTACCGGATTTCTCGGCCAAGAAGATCAAGTGGGTTCAGCACTTCGACTTCGACACCTCGTCTCGTGCCCTGGTCAACAGCGCGGGTGGCGTCGAGACCAACACCCTGAACGTCTGCCAGATAGAGGTGGTCGGCACCTGCGACCCGACCTCTCACAAGAAGTGGGCCTCAACCCAGCATCTGTACATGCCGGACCTCCCGGACTGGGTCGTCCGCGACCTGGCCGCGTTCGCCAAGTGGGCCAACGTCAACCATAAGGTGCCGCTCACCTCAGGCGTCACCTTCAAGGCGTACCCCTCGTCCTACGGCACCAGCAACGGTGTGCGGATGTCGGCCAGCAAGTGGGAGTCCTTCAAGGGGCACTGCGGCCATCAGCACGTGACCGAGAACTACCACGGCGACCCCGGGTCGTTCCCGATGGCCGAGATCCTGAAGCAGGCCGGTTCCGCCACTCCCCCCGCGTCCACGCCGCCCGCCAGTTCTCCGGCCAAGCCCAAGCTCGAACCGTTCCCGGGTGCGGCCTGGTTCAAGAAAGAGCCCAAGTCGGCCGTCGTCACCGCGATGGGCAAGCGGCTCGTGGCGGTAGGCTGCTCCGCGTACAAGGACGGGCCCGGCCCCCAGTGGACCGACGTAGACCGTGCCTCCTACAAGAAGTGGCAGCAACACCTGGGCTACACCGGCACCGACGCCGACGGCTGGCCCGGCGAAACCTCGTGGGCCAAGCTCCAGGTTCCCAACGTCTGACCAGGAGGTCACCCAGCATGACGTTCTCCCTGTTCCCCTCGCTCTCCCGCACGGTCGTCCCCATCGTCGCAGGGTGGGTTCTCACGTTCCTCACCGGCCTCGGCGTCGACTTCAGTTCGACCACGGTCACGTCAGTAGTCACGGCCGGATTCTCGGCCGCGTACTACCTGGTGTTCCGGCTGCTGGAGAGAGTATCCCCGGAGGGCGGCGCACCCGAGAAGATATTCGGCGTACTGCTCGGGTACGCTCGGCGGCCGGAATACCCGGAGCCCGCTGCCCGGCACGCCAAGCCCTGATCACGCCGCGTAGCGGAACACGCCATTCCGTAGAACTAGCGTGGCACGCAAGTGCCGTGGTACAATATTTCTATGGAAACGAGCACGGGACACGCCGTTACGCTTGAAGCGTTCGCAGCCCGGGTCGGGTGCCACTTCACAACGGCATCCCGGCTCAGGGCAGGTCACAGGATGCCGGGAAGGCGACTTCTTCGGCGGATTGTTGAGGGGTACGGCCTTGACCGGGAGGAAGCTTTCCGGATCTTCACCGAGGGCACGCCGGAGCAGTTCGGCGAGTACCTGAGGGACAGGATTTTCGAGGCCGCTACCGACTCCACCGACGAGACAGGGGAAGATGCACATGACGTCAGTCATCGAGCCGCGTGAGCGCACCTCACGTGAACGTGCCGAGTTGGCAGATCAGCAACTCGGCGCGATCGTTGTTCGACTCCGGTCGAGCGGCGAGTTCGAGTCAGTCAAGCCCGCACGCTGGCGACACGTAGCGTCCGGCAAGTGCGTCGAGACCGGTTACTCGTACGGCGAGGGCCGAGTCCGGATCTACCTTCGCGGAGGCGAGCGGCCGGACTACGACCTGAAGCTACGCGGCGAAGCCGGTGATGACAGCAGCTTCGACCGGATCTTCCCCCCTAACTGAACAGAGCAACCAGCCAAAGCCCCCGTCGACACCCAGTCGCCACGGGGGCTTTGGCTTGTCCGGCCTCCTGTGGACTTGCGCGCCCGGCAATTACCATGCTACTCTTGTAGTACGATAACGAGACTACGGGAGGTGGCCCGATGGAATCCAAGGCCAGCCAGGCCGACACAAACCCGGGGTACCCGCACGTCAAGGCGACCGACGCCGAGTTGGCCGCGATGCGGCACGACTTCGACCCGGCCGATCAGGCGTTCTCGACCATGGACATTCGGATCAAGAAGACCGAGGAAGCGGGGGTGGCGGCCTGATGGCAGCAGTCACGAAGATCGAGCTTGACGACGAGGGCGATCCGCTGTTCGTCACCGTCCGGATGTCAGTCCGCGAGGCCGCGTACCTGGCGATGATCACCGGGGCGCAGTCTGGCACCACGGCCAAGCAGCTGGTTCCGGGCTGGGGCGAGTCGGCCAACCTGGGGCTGTACGAGTCCGTGGTCGGCGAGTTCATCAACCGATACTGGAGCGGTGGCACTAACCACGCCCTCCGCGAGCTTGGCCAGTTTTAATCACACCCGCACGACCGACCGCCCTGCCGAATCCCGGAGGGCGGTCACGCGCATGTTGAGACAGGGGCTTGCGCCGCGAGCAAGTTGGGTGATTTAATGGTATCAGAAGGGCGGGACCCGCCCGAGATACTGAGGAGCCCACAATGAACGTAATCGCAGCTTCCGGGAAGACCGAGACCGACTTCCTGCTGGTGATGGCGAACGACGCGATTGCGTACCACGAGGCCGACGAGAACGGGGTCCGCTGCTGCACCGCCGAGAACCCGTGCACCGCCCGCCGGAACGTACAGACCCAGATGGATCTCACCCAGGGTCGGATCGGATCCACCAGCGTAAACGGCCGGGAGATCGAGACCGAGCGCCCCGCTCGCCCGGCCGGATCTGGATCCGGCCACGGATCGGCCCCCGTCAAGAGGGCGGCCAGCGAGAAGCAGACCGCCCTCATCGGCCGCCTGGCCGAAGAGCGGGACCTGGCCGATCTCGCCCCCCGGCTCCGCCGGACCCTGGACCAGATCCAGGCCGGATCTGCCGTGGAGTCTAGGGCCGCGAGCGACCTGATCACCGCCCTCCTGGACCTCCCGCGACCGGCCCGGACCGAGATCCGGACCCTGGCGCCCGCCAAGGCCACGATCTCGGCGGACCTGGCGGACGGAATGTACCGGACCCCGGACGGCGAGATCTACAAGATCCAGACCGCGATCTACGGATCCGGCCGGATCTACGCCAAGAAGCTGGTCGAGCTGGCCGAGCCGCGCGAGCTGAAGAAGGGCGTTCGCACCCACGAATTCGCCTACGAGGCCGGGGCGCTCCGGAAGCTGACCGCCGAAATGCGGATGACGGCCGACGAGGCCGCCGAGTGGGGCAAGCTCTACGGGACCTGCTGCCGTTGCGGCCTGGCGCTGACCGACGAGAAGTCGATCGACCGGGGCCTGGGCCCGATCTGCAAGGACAAGATCTGATGGCAGACGAAGCCAAGCGCGAGGCGGCGGCCTGGGGGCGACTCCAGTCCGCCGCTCCGGCGCGCCAAAAATACACTCACGCCCGACGACGCGAGCAGCTCAGGCAAAAGCAGCTGAGTTTCCTCCGGCGGGTGGACCGCCAGCCGGGCGGCTGCTGGCTGTGGACCGGGCCCGTGCTGAAGGGACCGAAGGGTCACCTGAACCCGGGTTTCTATCACAACCGCGCCACCTCCCCGGACAACGCCACCCGCTCCGCGTTCTCATGGATGATGCGCGAGTGGTTCCCTGACATCCCGCTGGCTGCTCACGCGCAGACTTCCGTGACCTGCGGCAACAAGCTGTGCATCAACCCGCTGCACCGCTCCCGATCCACCCTCCAGGGCATCAACGGTGCGGAGGTCCGGCTGACCCCCGACCAGGTCCGCGAGGTGTACGCGCTCCGGTCCGAGGCCACCGCGATCGAGATAGCTGCCAAGTTCAATGTGCACCTGTCGACCGTGAACCGGATATGGAGCGGGGGGAGGTGGCGCAGTGTCACCGGGCACACCGACCCGAAAGCGCCCCCCAAGATGACCGCCAATCGGGCTATCGCCATCTACCAGCACATCGACACCGGCCGCACACTGCAGCAGGTGGCGGAGGAGTTTGGCGTAAGCCGACATACCGTGCGGTCTATATGGTTGGGCGACACCTGGTCCCAGTTCACCAAGGCAGAGAAGCGCGAGCCCAAGTACCGGCAGCTATCCGCTGACGCGATCAACGCCATCCTCCACCGTAGCGGCCAGCAGCTCGGGACCGAGGTTGCCGCCGAGTTCGGCGTGAGCGCGTCGACGGTAACTCGAATATGGTCCAAGGCCAAGTTGTCTGCTGAGCAAGGTACATGATATGGTGGTACCAAGAACGATCATGGAGGAGGTGGCGTCATGACTGCACCCGCAGTCGAGATGACCCCCGCAGTTAAGGCGTTCAGCTGGGATGCCGACCTGCGCCACGCCCCCGGTTCGCCCGATCCCACTGGCAACATGTTCCAGTGTAGGTGTCGGTGCGGTTACCTGGGGCAGTCCAACGCCAGTCCGTCGGCCGCGTACCAGAACACCCGGCTGCACGCCGAGAAGCAGAACGCCCTTGAGAAGAAGTACGGCGTGCCGGAGCCTGGTTCCCCGGAGCCCTCGTCCCGGCCTTCCGTGGCATCTCCCCGGCCCTCGCGCCCCCGGGTGGCCACCGGAGCCCAGACCCCCTGCGGCTGTGGCTGCGGAGAGCCGTCCGGCGGCCTCTTCCGGCCGGGCCACGACAGCAAGCTGCTCAGTCGGCTGCTGACCTCGGTCCGCGCCAGAACGGTCACGCTTGAGGACGCGCTGGCCGAGATGACCAAGATCGGCTGCTCCGACAAGCTGAAGGCCAAGTTCGAGGGCAAGGTGAACGGCTGATGGGAATCACGTTCCGCAAGCGCATCAAGCTGCTGCCCGGTGTGTACCTCAACCTGGGCAAAAAGTCGGCCAGCGTGTCGGTTGGTCCGAAGGGGCTCAAGCGCACCTGGTCGACCACCGGCCGGACTACCACGTCGGCCGACCTACCGGGTCCGTTCGGCTACCGATCGACCCGGAGCAGGCGCAGGAGCGGCGAGTGACCACCACGGCCGCGCCCGTAGACCCTTCCGGCCGCATCGTGGTCTCGTTCTCCGAGCTGGACGCGTTCAAGCAGTGCCCGCACAAACACGACTTGAGCTATGTTCAGCGCTGGACGACCAGCAAGGACGAGACCACGGCGGCCGGGCGAGGCACGCTCTGGCACAAGCTCATGGATGCGCATTACACCGCTATCAAGCGGCGTGAGGTGCCTCGGCTTGCTGTCGAGCAGGAGTTGGCCCGGTTCCGCAGCCTGGGCAAGGACTCGGACACCTGCGACCTGTTGGCCTGGATGTACGACGGCTACGTCGAGATGTGGGGCAACGACGACGAGTGGCAGGTGCTCCGGGTCGAGCACAAGGTCATCGTTCCTCTGCGTTACGCGGACGGCGAGCTGTCCAGGTTCGACCTGAAGATGATCGTCGACCTGGTTGTACGCAGCTACATCAACGGCAAGGTGTGGCTGGTAGACCACAAGAGCCACGCCTACTTGCCCAAGGACCGAGACCTCGAACTGGATGATCAGTTTGGGCTGTACACTTGGGGCCTGCGCCAGCTGGGGCACAGCGTGTTCGGCTCGATCTACAACACCGCGCGCACCCAACGCAATAAGGGCGATAAGCCGGAGGAGCTGGCCAAGTGGGAGTCGGCGTTGGCCGAGGGCAAGACCAAGGCCAAGCGCCCTGAACCTCAGCCGCTAGACGCTCGGTTCGACCGCTTCTTGATGTCTCGGACGGACCGCGAGCTGGACACCATCGAGCAGGACGCGTTGGCTACAGCCGAAACCATGTACGGGCCCGGCAATCGCGCAGAGCGGCACACCAACACGGACACGTGCAAGTGGCGCTGCGACTACACCGAGGCCTGCCTGATGGGTCGAAAGACGTCGCCGGAACGCGAGTTGGTGTTCCTAAAGGACCTGGGTTTCCGACAGGACTTCAGGCGTCACTGATCCAGCTTGCGCCCGGGACAAACCGCATGGTAGAGTGGCCTTTCTGGTCGGGGACAACCTCGGCCGGAAGGCCACACCAATTAGGGGAAATAAACACATGAAGGTTCGCAGCATCCTCGCCGGAGTCATTGCCGCCACCGCCCTCGTTGGGCTCGCAGCGTGCGGACCTGACACGACCTCGGCGTCGACCGATTCCAAGCACGAGGCGTCCAGCTCGCCCAGCAAATCGGCGGCCAAGGTCACGCCGACCAAGCGCACCAAGGCTCCCCAGAAGATGGACACCTATGGGGACGGCGATTATCAGGTCGGCAAGGACATCCCGGCGGGCACGTACCGGTCGTCTGGCGCCAAGAAGGGGGTCTTCGATCTGTGCACGGTAACCACCAAGCCGACCAGTTCGAGCACCCTGCCCCAGGTGAAGACCGCGAACTCGGGTGACCAGGTCCTGATCACCCTCGCCAAGGAAGACGGCGTGGTCACCTTCAAGGGCTGCAACTCGTTCAAGGCCCGGTAACCACCCGGAGCTTGCGCTCCGAGCAAGGGGTATGATAGAATGGTTCTACCGGCGAGGACGCTCGCCGGGTTCGGCGCTCGATCGATTACCCCCCGGTCGAGCGCCGGACACCAGGCATCATCGGCTAGTGGTTAGGCCGTCGCCCTCTCAAGGCGAAGACGCGGGTTCGATCCCCGCTGATGCTACGGCAGTGCCAGCGCGCCACCCCGGGCGTGCAACGGGTACGGTGAGGCCAAGTCCAGGTGACCCGCGTTGCGGCTCTCCCGGGACCAGATCACCGTACGGACCAGGGTTCAGGTCCCCTGCACTTGCTTCCCGTGTCGGACCTGGAGTACACCGAAGGCGGCTTCACCCCGCCCTCGGCCCCTGCGCAGGGTGGTAGGGAAGAGCTAGCGCGAGGACAACTCCGGCAGGAGTCTCGCGAGGTGGGCGACCAGCCTGAACCTTAAGTCAATGGTCGCATAGCTGAAGACGGGCCAGCGCCCGGGCGGGTCGTTTGTCATACGGTCCACGTGTCGTCCACGCACAGCTCGGGTGGTAGATGAAGGACTGGGAGTCGGGAGGGTACCCCGACACACAACAGCTTGGCGCGAATTCCGGTCCACACGACGGAATCGCGTCGCACAACCAACTGAATGCGGCTCTCGGGACCTGGGAGGAACCGAGCTAAGGCGGGGCGCCACACCCCGGCCGCAAGGTGGCACGTGGGGCGGGCGACACTTGGCGGTGAACCCGCCCGCCCCACATCAAAGCAAGGCGAGGTACTGGCGCACAGGTTCGATTCCTGACCTCGCCACTGGGCTCGACTCAGCCTGGCCGAACTGGCCGAACGGGTCAGAGAGATTGGGAGAAACCATATGCCGCTGCAATCCCTGGATGAGACCGACGAGTTCGTGAACGCCATGTACTACGGCGATCCCGGCTCGGGCAAGACCACGTCAGCAATCCACATGGCGCTGCTCGGTAAGGTCGTCGTGATCGACGCCGAGGCCGGTCTGAAGAAGCGCCCGCTGCAACGCCTGGGCGTACCGACCGAGAACATCCTGCCCTACACGGTCGAGAGCTACAACGACCTCGACGCGCTGTACTGGCAGATGAAGGAAAAGCTGGACGACGACCCGACGTTCTTCGCGGGCGCGGTCTTCGACTCGATGACCGAGATCCAGAAGAAGCTGATCGAGTCCCTCGTGGACGCCAGGCACGCCAAGGCGGAACGGCTGGCCAGGGCCTCCGGCGCGACCAACCCGGACGACCCGTTCGACGTCGGCCGCGACGAGTACGGCAAGATGACCGAGATGGTTCGGCGCATCTGCCGACGATTCCGCGACCTGCCGTGCCACACCGCGTTCGTCTGCCTGGCCAAGCGGGACGTGGACAAGGAGGGGAGTGGCGAAGTCTTCTACCGGCCCGCGCTCACCCCTGCGTTCGCCAGCGACCTGGCCGGATACGTCGACGTGGTCGCGTACACCGAGCAGCAGGAGGGCGACTCCAAGGACCGGAGCCGATTCACCGCGATCACGCGGCCGGTCGGCAAGTTCCGGGGCAAGGACCGAACCGGGTCCACTCCCGAGATCTTCCCCAACCCCACCTTCGACCGGATGGTCGAGTACGTGCGGGCGGACGACCCGGAGGCGCACGCTGCCCTGGACCCGTACGTCAGGCAGCGGCTGGTTCGCATCGGCGAACTCCCGTCCGAGGATCAGAAGGTCGAGAAGATCAACTTCGAGACCGCTGCGATCGGCTGAAACCCGCTCTGACTTGCGCGCCAAACAAGCCCTATGGTATGGTAGTAGGGCAGTAGGGGGCCGGGCGGCGTCACAACCGCCCGGTTTCCGCCAGCAAAGCAACACCGGCGATGCCCAGCCGTCACGGGGCAGACAGATTGCCAAGCACAACCCACACAGAACGAGGTAAGAAAATGCCGAAGCTCAACACCGCAACCGCCAAGGCCGTCGACAGCGCCGAGGACGGGTTCAAGCCGGTTCCGGACGGCGTCTACATCGTCCAGCTGATGGAGGACGTGGACGTCAAGGAAGGCGCGAAGGGCCCGTACTGGCGCTGGACGTTCGAGGTCCCGAAGGAGCACGAGGGCGTCGAGCAGGAGTTCGCCGGTCGTCGCTTCTGGACGAACACCAGCCTCTCCGAGCAGGCGTACTTCATGCTGAAGAAGACGTTCGAGGCGTTCGGCGTCCCGGTCGACACCGACACCGAAGACCTCGTCGGCAGGCGGGTCAAGGCGATGGTCACCATCAAGACCATCAACGGCGGTGCCCGCCAGGGACAGCTCGGCAACGAGATCGGCAACCTCCTCCCGCTGAACACCGAGGTCGAGGACGCGGCGGCCTCGGCCACGGCTTCCGCCACCAAGGGCGGCAAGTCCGACGACGAGCCGATGTTCTAGGTCGGATCAACACCTCCACGCTGTGAACGGCCAGCCCCCGACCCGACAGGGTGCGGGGGCTGGCCCGTCTTCAAGGAGCCAAACCGATGGTTCGACTAGCAGTAGACACGAACATCCGCACGATCTGGCGAGAGTACGCGGCCGACGGCCTCACGGTATTTCCGCTGAAGAAGGGCGGGAAGAACCCGGGGACGGACTTCGGCATCCGCTGGCAGTCCGAGTGGGTCCAGGTCGGCCGGGCGACGTTCCCTGAGCTCGCCGACACCTACGAGACAGGCACCTACGGTTTGTGGCTTGCCACTGGCCAGGTGTCCAAGCGCGTTGTCCTCGACCTGGACACGCCGCAGTCCGAGACCTATTGGCGCGACAAGTTGGGCGAGGTGGTGTTCAACACCGCGCTCAAGGTCACCACCGGTCGCGGAAAGCATCTGCACTTCCGAATCCGCGCGGACGACACGCGCCCCTGGCCCGGTCACTCCGACGAGCAGGTGGGGTTCGACTTCCGGGGCGACGGAGGTGGCGTGGTCATGCCTCCGTCGGTCCACAAGACCGGCCGGGTGTACGAGTGGCTGGGGGGCGAGCTGCAGGACGCTCCCGACATCCTCCGCAAAGAGAACCAGCCGCAACAGCAGAGTGCCCGCGAGAACGGCGGAACGTCGACCGGATCCACGCTGGCCAAAGAGCTAATGCTCCCGCCCGACGACCCAGGTCGAGGGAACAATTGGCTGGCCAGGGTGGCGGGGTACCTGGCCAAATCGGAACGGCGCTACTACGATCGGTACGTCGCCCTCGTTCTCAACATCAACTGGGCGTCGTCGGACCCGATCGAAGAGAGCGCGCTGATGAAGACGGTCGAGAGCATCTGGAACTCAGAACACAACAAGCCGGAGACGCACAACCAGGACAACGGTTGGCTGATCGGCGACGGGGCCCGGCTGTTCACCCAGTGCGAGATCGGCTCGGGCGACGAGAAGAAGCTGGTGCCAGGCGAGTGGGCCGACTTCGACATCAGAGTGCGGTCGATCACCAGGGCCAGCGATGGCACCCTGGTGTACACGGTCGACCTGCACACCGACAACCACGATTACGAGGGCGTGCAGCTCGACCCGGCGGTGTTCGCCACCGACTCCAAGCTGTCCCAGTGGCTGGCGATCCGGGGCGCCACCATCCTGCCCGTTCCGTTCGACAAGTACAGCGGATACCCGCACCGCACGCGGCTGGCGAAGTACCTGAAGAGTCAAAAGGCCGACTCGTCCAACGCCGTGCGGTTCCTGGGGTGGAACAGCGACCTGAAGGAATTCATCACACATGAGGGAGTGGTAGACAACGTCAACCTCAGCCTCCGGCCGTACGACGGCTCGGTTCCGGACCCGATCCTGGCGTCCTGGGCCCCGTACTTCTACGGCATGGTTGACTCGGCCCAGGCAGCCGAGGTCTTGCGCGAGGTTCTGACCTACCAGGACGAGAACGTCACGTCTGTGTTCGCGGCCTGGTGGGCGATGGCACTGCTTAAGGGCAGGTTCCAGACCTCGCAGTTCCCGTTCATGTCGATCGAGGCACCCTCGGAGTCGGGCAAGTCGACCGGCTTCTTTGCTATGATGGTCGCCCTCGCGGGCAACACCAACGGTCACGGCCGCTACACCGCACCGGCGTTCCGAGACGCGCTGGCCGGACACCGCAACGGCATCACCTGGCTGGACGACATGACCGAGATCGGCGACCTGCAGGACATGATCCGGCAGCTCACCGCTGAGGGTCACTGGTCCAAAAAGGGCATGGACCGCCGGGAGACTGAGACGGTTCAGCTGCTGTGCCCCCTGGTGGTCTCCGGCGAAGGCCTCGGCTCGGTAATGTCGGAAAAGGCCATGAGGGACCGCGCCATCGCCCTGGAGGTCACCTCGCCCAAGGGTCGGAAGTCCACCAAGGACCCCAGCCGACCGCAGTGGGACGACATTCAGGACATGCTCGGCAAGTACAGCGACGACGGCAAGCCGGAGGCCATGAGCAAGGTGGCGGGAACGCTGGTCGGCCTGGTGCATCAGCAAGCGCCGATGCTGGCGGAGCTGAAGAACCTGCGGACTACCAATGGCCGACACGGCGACAAGATGGCGATCATCCGGATGGGCGCTCGCATCATCGCGGCGGTCACCGACGACCCGACCCACATCGATCGGGTCGACTCCTGGTGTCGGCTGCAGCAGGACGAGGGAAGCATCAACTACGCGATCGGCGAGATCGTGCCGTGGTTCCTTCGCTCCAACCTGATTCCGACGTCGGCCAAGGGCCACATCGCAGCGTTCTACGACAGCAAGGCGGACACCGTGTGGGTCAGTCCGGCCAAGCTGGCGGATGCCTGGCGCGCGCGCGGCGGCCTGTCGGCCCGAGAGAAGCAGCTCGGGACCGAGGACGCCATCCGCGCTGAGCTGAAAGCGAACGACGTCGACACCCGAGGCAAGCCGAAGTGGACCTTCCGCTCCGGCGACAGCGGGACCAAGGCTCGTTACTGCTCGCTTGAGGGGGCGCTCGCCACTCTGGTCATGGACCGCGTCGGTGCCACGATGGACGACGTCGAGTAGCCCGCGCCATCCGCCCCGCGATTAGCCCCCGCCACCTCCCATGGCGGGGGCTCCCCTGTGTCTCCGGCGGGCACGGGAGCGGCTGGCACGGCCTGCCGGGCGCCTGGTACCGGCGGCGGTCTCCCGGGGGCTCCCGTGGGCTCTCCTGGCCCGCTCCGGCGGTGCCTGCTGGACGGCTCCCGGGGGGGAACCACGAGGTATGTTCCCGGGGCTGTTACCCCCCGTGGGAACAGTAACAGAGAGTGAGCTTGCTTCCCGCGCAACCTGGGGGGGTAACAGCCTCAGAGGGGGGAATGGGTACGTTACCCCAGCCAACCCGCGTTACCATGACGAAGACGCAAGTTACTTAGCAGTAATAGCCTCTCACTTCGTCATTTTTCGCAAGACATTAATTAATTATATATAAGGGTAACAGGGGTAACACCCCGGAAGCTGCGCGGCTCAGGGAGTGGAGAGCTATCACAGCTTGTGATTTTTCTCTACATCGTGCCTCTCGTGCTCCCGGTGGTGTTACCCCCCCGTGGTTTGTGTGCCAGGCAAGTACCGTGATAGGATGTGATCGTTGCCCTTCCGGCCTTCCAGAGAATGAGTCGCTCAATGCTCCTCAGCGATGAAACCCAACCCAACCTCCCGACCTTTCCCGCCCACGACGACACCTTGCAGATGCGCCGAGTCCGGCGTGCCATCCGGAGGGCCTCCCAGGAGCCCTCCAGTCCTCCGGCCCCCACCCGCCGCGAGAGGCTGCGGAAGATGGCACGGAGCGCCAGGACGGGGCTGCGGCGCGCTGGCCAGCTGGTCCGCTGGGACGACATCTGGCCTGCAGTTGTCGGCATCGTCCTCGGCTCGGGTCTCGCCCTGGGCATCCTGATCTGCGGCTTCCTGATCTGGTGGGACATGTTCGCAGTCTGACAAGTCCCCGCCCTCGTTAACCACGCCAACTGTTGCTGTGAGCGACCCGACGGCGGGGGTGGCGGGGGCGCACTTGTACCCCAAGCAAATTCCATGATTCACTGGTACTTCCGGCCGCACCCGGCCGGGTCATTCTCACAAGAAGGAAGTTTCCCCATGGGGGCCGAGATTTTCGAGAACGCAATGGAGTCGATGGGGCTCTTGCCCCGACCGCAGCAGTCCAAGCTGGTCGACATCATTCGCCAGAACAACAAGATCGGCGGCGTCAAGTTCGTCCAGGCGGGCACGGGCACCGGCAAATCGTTCGCCATCCTGACCACCGCCCTGGAGGCCGCCCTGGACACCGGCGAGCCGTCGATCGTGGTTTGCCCCAACAACAGCCTGATCGATCAGTACGTTCTCAAGGACGCGCCCCGGGTAGCCAAGGCCGCTGGCGGCAAGTTCGTCTACGTCAAGGGGCGCTCCCGTTACCTGTGTACGCAGGCACGCGCGCTTCAGGAGAACGGCGGAGAGCAGCACGCCCGCGACGAGTACGACCGCCTGACCGCCCGAGGCAAGGTCGAGTGGGCTGACCACGGCCTCGACTACACCTACGGCTGCCCGGGTGCTCTCGACTGCACCCCCGACAACGCCTGGGTGATGAACCCCAGCTGCGACGTCCACTCTGGCCACTCGCGCGGCTGCACCGAGACTGGCAAGCCCTGGGAGTGCGACTGCAAGGGGCCCAAGCCATACTGTTCCTGCAAATTCTACTGCGGAGCGTTCGAGGCCAAGCGCAAGGCGCAGACGGCCGACGTCGTTATCACCAACGCACACGTGCTCGTGTGGGACTACCTGGTGCAGTCGTTCACCGGCGGCCAGGTCCAGCTACTGCCGACGGCCGGGGCGCTTCTCATTGACGAGTGCCACGAGGTCGAGGCGGTCGGCCGAGCCTGCCAGTCGGACGAAATTAAGCCTGGGTCCAAGGTCTACGACCTGGTCAACGGACTGCGCGAGTGGGTCGACAACGCCACCCTGGCCATGTTCAACAACAAGCAGACCGAGGGCCTGTTGGGTCGGGACGACCATATCATCAGCCTGGCTCGGGAAGCCAAGGCCGAGGCCGACGAGCTGCTGGCCCGGGCCGAGACCGCCGGACAGGAGCCGAGCCTGGCCAAGGAATACCAGAAGGAGGCCAAGGTACTGATGCGGTTCGTGGACTTCGTCAGCGGGTCGGAGCAGCATATTTCGACCATCGAGCTGCAGCCGACCGCGCCGTACGAAGACCCGAAGTCGCACCTGCGGCGAATCTGCGTGGACACCGCGCTCCTGTTCCGTGACCTGCTCACCCGGCAGCCCTCGATCCTGGTGTCCGGCACCATTCCGGCGTCCGACCCTCGTCGGCTGGGCGTGGGCGACCTCGCCAAGATCGACAACGTGGGCCACCCATTCGACTACTCCAAGTCCCGACTGGTAATCTCCAACCTGCGGGGCAACGACCGCGACTCGACGTACCAGCGGGCCAAGCAGGTGGCCAACGCGATCAACTCGACGGGGGGTGGCGCCCTGATCCTGTTCACCTCCTGGAAGGACCTTGAGGAGGTCATGCCGTTGATCAACTACGAACTCCGGCCGGAGATCGCGGCCGAGGTCTACGTTCAGTCCAAGGAAGACCCGGCCAGCCTCAAGCAGGACGTCGAGGAGTTCCGGGCCAACGGCAACGCGGTGCTGGCTGGCGTGCGCTCCCTGTTCACCGGCCTGGACATCCCCGGCCCGGCCCTGCGGAACGTCTGCCTCTGGAAGATGCCTTACGGCGTTCCTACGCTGGAGGCCAAAGCGGTCGAGCGCATCCACGGCAAACAGACCTACTGGGACGCGATGCTGACCGTTCTCACCCAGGGTATCGGCCGACTGGTGCGCACGACCGAGGACAGCGGCCTGGTGTTCATCGCCGACAGTCGCGCCAAGGGCCAGCGCTGGCAGGCCAACCAGATGACAACGCACCTGGCCGAGTTCTCGAAGTAGCACCCCCCGGGGGCCGACCAACCTGGTCGGCCCCCCAACCACAGGAGGCAACGTGAGCTACATCAACGTCTGGCAGACCACGCCTACCGAGACGTCCTCGAACGAGTGGGGAACGCTGGACGAGGTCAAGATTCCGGAAACGCTGCTGAAGCACTACCGCAGCGACGACAAGTTCAAATCGTTCGATTATGACGAGTGGCTGGCAGCCGCCACCCTGGTCATCAAACTGATGGACGGCCTCGACAACGGCCAGGCCATCGTGATCACTAAGGACGTTGAGTGATGAAGGTTCTCATCCGACGACTCGCCACGCTGCTGGCGCACGAGACCCGCAGCTCGATGTGCGACTGCGGCACCTGCTGCGACCAGTGCGGTCACTACCCTGGTTGCATGAGCCTGCCGCAAAGCAGGTAACTTGTCCGTGGTACAATTCCTGGGAGGCCCGGTCACCCGGCCGGGCCTCCCGACGTGTTTAGGGGTGGGGACATGAAGAAGTTTGGCTGGTACGC